ATTATATACAGCATTAATCATTTTGCCTTGGATCAACTTAACCGGAAAATGTGCATATAATATTGATTATACTGGACTTATAATTTTACCTCTTGCCACCCAAACGTAACCCAGCATTCACAATCCCCGTTATGGCAGCATCCCGCCACTGGCAATCTATCGCCGCATTTAGTGCATTTTCGGCCACTCATAGCCGCTATTTGCTCCCTTAATGCGGTATCATCACGCTGGATCAACGTAGCGATGTATTCATCTGCTGAATACGGCTCACGGCCTGGGCGCCGTAAGGCGCAATTCCGGGTTAATATTTCTATTTCGGCAATATCCAGATTTACTTCAACTTTTGTATAACCTGACTCTTTTTTCCGCTGGCGCTGCGCGGCTTTACGCTCTGCCGCAGACATTGCCATCAGGCCCGCTCCAAAAGCTCGGCCGGCACATCGACTTCAGCACCAATCAGATTCCCCACCACCGCCCTGCATATGGCAATTTCAGGCGTTTCACCGAGCCAGCCGACCTGATACGCCCGGTTGATATACGTTACAAAACCGGCAACCCAATGCAAAACCCTCTCGGTTTGTATGTCCAGTGATGGGGAAACCATAATGCGGTATTTTTTTATATAGCGACCGCTTTGGTTCCAGTCTGTTGAAGGTCGACAAACACCCAGAAAATGCTCATCATTCAAGAAAATCATGCCTTCCTCGGTCACTTCTGGATTTCTGCCTTCAGCAACGAGTACCGCCCAATCAAGGGCGGCTCCAGACATTTCCACAGTTTTAATTGTTGGCATTGCTGGCATCCTCCGGGCTGGATGACGGAGTAGCGGCGAGCATATTGCGATAGCCTTTATGGAATCCACCTGAAATAACACCTTCGAAATGTGCGTCAACCATTTCCTGGGTCGGTTCAACCGGCACAAGCTGCCAACCATCCGGTACCGGGATTGCTGCGGGCTTGTCGCTAACGGGCTGCTTGACGAGCATGGCAGCTCGACAGGCGTTCCAGCCTTCATTGAATGCCTTGCTTAGTGGTTTATATGCATAATCAATATCGGTAGATTTCTCTTCCGGTACGGCTGGCGCTGGCGGTGCGGCGTAGATTTCGTGAATTCCTTCCGTGAGGGCGTATGCTACGTAGGTAGATAGCACCATGCTGTAGCCTTCATGCGTCACGCGAACTGTACCAATGGATTTACCTGCCTGCGCATCAATCCGGTCTAGTTTGGCCTCGGCTTTTTCTAAACGCTCATACAGAGACGCCTCAGACTGTTGCATGCTCCTAGCAATTTCACCTTCGAGAATTGCGCGCGCTCCCGTTCTATTAAGTTTATCTGCTAGCATTTCAATATAGTCCGTTAATTTTTTAACGGTTTGGCAATCAAATTTACCGCTGCCGTGCTTAGCGATAAACGCAATTCTTTTCAACTCTTCCGGCGTTAATAATTTATCGTTCATTTGGTCTTGCCTCTATTTAATTTATACTCACGCCAATAATTCAGGCGTGTCTTGAAAAATTCTCTGTACCCTTCATCTACTTTTTCAATCTCCAGCTCAATTACTCGCCGGGTTTTCTTTCCGGCAAATAATTCTCGAATCAATCCACACGCACGCATATCCAGATATTGCTTATCTTGATATTCCTGTGGCCATAGCCCGATGTTTAAAGGTAAGTCGGGTGGAAGATAATCAGTTTGTCCAGCCATGTCACACCGCCCGCGCAGCAGTGAGGTAGTGGGTGATCTTTTGCAATCTAATTGCCGCTAACTGTTCGCGTGGCTCGAACGGTGGCCGCTTATCCCGAGTGAGCTTTATTCTCTTAGCCTGCCTGGAACAGCCCGTGAAAAACTTTTCACCAACGGAGTTAAGTTTATATAAACTCAGTTTCCCTTTAACTGATATAACCTCGATATCAACATACGGGGAATGCGTTAATGAATCGACGCGGCTACGAACAATTTTAGAGTTAATGTCCGCATCAGGATATTTTGCTGACAACATTTCTCTTAGCGTTTTTGTTGTTAACTTTTTTCCCATCATCACGTCGATGACGTCTTTTTGTGTTAATTGCATGGTCTTGCCTCTTTATTAAAACGCGTGTGTTGCGTATTTCTTTTCACGCTGCTTCGCTTCTTGAAACACTTTGGCCGTTTGCTCTGCTGTTATTTGGTCAACAGGCAAAAAGTGTCCGCCCTTAAATTCCTGATAAATTGTCCCAATTTCGCCATGTCGGTTTTTAGTCACAATCAACTCGGCCAGGTTCTTTGCGGGGCTTTCTGGGTTATAAATCACATCGCGATACAGCATGATGACGCGGGCAGCGTCCTGCTCGATTGAACCGGAATCACGTAAATCAGAGTTAATCGGGCGCCGGCTGTTTGCTGGCCGTTCCTCTACTTTTCGTGACAACTGACTCAAGGCAAAAACTGGTGTTGATATGCGCCCTGCCAGGCGCTTCAATCCACCGGAAATCATGGATATTGCGATGTCGTTGCGCTCTGCCTTAGGCTTGATAATCAATCCGAGGTAATCGACAGCTATCATTGCCAAATTCGGATGGCGGCGTTTATGGGTTTCAGATAACGCGCATATCTGCTCAACTGTCATATCTGACGCATCGATAATCCAGATATCCCGTTCGTTAAGTATCCCCATAGCAGCGCTTACTCGCGCCCATTCCTCATCCCCAAAATTTTGTTTGGGATCTCGCAATTGGGAAACTGATAGACGCCCAGCGCCAGCGACGGAGCGCTCTACAATTTGCAGGGCGGACATTTCCATCGAGAAAATAAGCGCGCCACCGCCGTTTCGGGTTGCCCCTTCCACAATAGAGACCAGCAATTCCGTTTTACCCATTCCTGGCCGCCCGGCTAATACCACCAAATCAGTGGGGTCGATACCACCCAGTAATTGATCCAGTGGCTCAATACCGGTCATCAAATTCAAAATATTGGCATCACCGGCAAAACGTTTCTCCAGTAGGTCCGTATAACCGGTTAATAAATCACTAATGTGAACGGGGATAATATTTCCCTGGTCTGTCGTAAGTTCAACCAATTGCGCCAGCGCGCTATCAACAATTTCATCACGCTGTTGCTGATTCCTTGCCTGGCGGATTTTGTCAGCAGTTCCCTGAAACAATCCCACTGCTTTACGGCTAAACCATGCACGGCCTACAAGCGCAGCATAGCCCTTGAGATTGCTTGCAGTCGGTAGCTTCATCGTCTCGCTGAGCTGCGCGCTACTGCCGTCTCCCATCGTTTCAGAGATTAGGGCACCGTCTATCAGACCCAGCGTTAACGCCTGTTTTTTTATTTCGATGTAAGCCTTGCGATAAAAATCGATACTGAACGCTTCTCCCGGGAGAGTTGCGATAACCTCCAGGGAATCCGGCGATGCCCCGTTAATCAGCAGACCGCCGATAACAAGCCCTTCCAATTCTTGCGGCGTCATAGGGCGCCCTCACGGGTTTTCTTAAGGACCTCGGGCTTCATCAGATAATCAAAATTTGCCCGCCACGCGGCGCCGGTAGGTCCACCGAAATAAAACTCTGGCGCCTCAGCGAACGCCTCGAAATAACCCTGAAACCCGGCCAACGTTTTCACTGCCAACCGCGGCGCCAGCATTTTCACCGCCCTCACCCGGTCCTGATCGCATGCTGCCGGCGGCAACCTATCCCCCAGGATTTCGTTATAGGCAGCAATGACGGCCTCACAATCGATATCGATGTACGTTGCGGCCCATGCGTACGCATCAGCGCAATACCCATCAAAACGGTTTATGCGACAGATATTGGCCGGCTTGGCAAATTTGCCGTTACGGGGTTTCCAAACGTTGATTACCCACCGGATAACCGTAGTGATGTCCTGTAGTGTGTATGCCTGCCGGGATTTTCGTTCTGTCAGGAGTTCGGCAAACGGAGAACTATCACGGCAACGTAAACCTGTTGCTTCGTTGTAATAATCCAGGGCTTTTTTTGCTTCAACAAGAATTCGCTCGTTTTCTTCCCCTTCAGGGGTAAGGGGTAATTTAATATCTGTAGTAATCTCTGTTGTATTCTCTGTATGAATGGTTGCGAGTTTTCCCCGCACCTGTTTGCCAGTTTTCCCCATGCCAGTATGCGAGTTTTCCGCATCCTTGTTTGCGCATATAAGTGCTTGATATAATTTATCTTCGTCGATCGAGTAAAATAGCTTTGCTGGTAAGCCTTGTTTCTTTTCGTTTAAAATTCCCAAATGCCGTAACTGCTTGCGTACACCTTCTTGCTCATAACGCGACAGGCCTGTTTCTTCTGTCCATTCATCCTGAGTTTTATAAAACCAACCGTTTTCAGCTCGGTTCATCCAATAAACCATTTGGGACAAAAATACAGCCCCAGTCACCCCAATACCCAACCGGACAAAGCTACGTTGGAACGCTATTGGCCGATCAAGTATTTTTAGAAGATCTTCCATGGCTATAACCCCAACTCTCTCGCCAGATTTCTGCATGCAAGTTGATACTGCTCAGGTGTCAAATTTGAATCGAGTAGTAACGCCTTACGTTGTTCGTATTCATCCCAAAGCTGGGTAATTCTTTTATTGAAAATTGACCGCACCTCTTCCCGTTGCGCGGGCTGGCCATCAAGCCGAAACCCGTTCACGTACGTTAATCTTTTCATGGTCTTGCCTCTGCTGCCGGTTATGCGTTGGCCCGCATTTGAATAACTGGCGCCATAGCTGCGAGTGCTGAATTAGCCATCGCTAATCGTCGTGACATGTCACAGTCGTCTAAAAGAATCGCGATAATCGCCGCCGCAAATTCGCGCAGTGCGATCGATACCAGGTACAAAATCGAAACGTCTCCGTTCAGCCGCGCCCGGCGCTCCGCTGGTAACGCTGCCGCGATGGCCGGCGCCAGTTCATCGACGCGCTGCTGAGCGGCGCGTGATGTTCCGCGTAGCCATCTAAAAATCTGCTGTCGGTTATTGTTGATAGCCCTCCAGTCGGCAATGCCGTCCTGCTCTATCGGGTGTAGCCGTGAGCTGCCGCCCATGGCGAAGAATTGGCGGCTAATTTCAATCGCCGCATGTTCTTGCCCGACATCAGCGGCCCACGCTTCGACCTCTGTTTTCAAAATCGTCATGTCCATAGCGTCTCCTAACGCAGTTGATTCGACGTAATCAGATTTAGTCTTAACCGCCGGTTAAGCTGCTCCCGTCGAATGTGACTGGTTTACATACAACGCAGGATTGTACTTAAGCGCCCCATTCGTTGAACGTTCTAGCCTAGCTGCTCGCTTTTCTGGGACCAATTTCCCCCAGCGAGATACGGCGGGTTGTGAAACCCCCGCCGCTTCGGCCAGCTTGGCCTTGGTGCCGAAAAACTTTACTGCATCGTTAGTTAACATCTTGACCCTCCACTTAC